AATCGTTCCGGTGGCGGCGCACACCGGCCTTGTCCCGCTCGACACCGTTCCAATAGGCGGTCCCACCGGCGATACGATCCAGCCCGTCCAGTGTTGGAACGGAGAGCCGAATCCGAACCGGCGCAGCGGATCGGCGCCATGGAACGACAGCGGCACAGTCCCGATGGCTGCCGACGCCGGCTGCACGCCGCTGGCCACGGGGCCAGTCGGAGGCCCGCTGGCCGCGTGAAACGCTACCCAGGCGATGAATACCGTTCGAGTTCCAAGTAGGCGCGTCATAACTTTACGGTTGGGTCGTAACGGTGAACGCGTTCGTTGCCGCCCCGCTCGCCGTCATCACGAATGTAATCCATGTGCCGTTCAGGTCTGAGGCTCCCAGGTCGATCTTATACAACCCGCCCGACAGCTCGGTCACAGCGTTGACGCACGCCCCGAGCGCCCCGCCATCGATGCTCCGTTGCGCGGTTACGCTCAGCCCGGTCTTCGGCGTCCCGGTGGTATCGGTCATCAGGAATGTCACGCCGGACAGCGCCACGTTCTTTTTGATGACGAACTGCCCCGCCGTCAGCGAGACCGTGCCCGCCGACAGGTTGACTTGCCCCGTCCCCGTGCCGCTTGAGAGCAGCACGCTGGCGCCGATATCCCGCCCGGTCTGTGCCGTCGCACCGATCAGCTTGGCGTTCACATCCGGCGTCCCGGCCGTCCCCGGCGTCAGCCAGGCCGTCCCGAGCAGGTCCCTTACATCCGCCGGCATCATCCCCGCCGCGTGTGTGGCCAGCGCCGCGCCGCCCACGTCCTCCACGTCCACCTTCGGCAGATTCTGCCCATCGGTCTGTGCCGTCTGGCCGTTGAACTGGACCACGTTCGCGCCAATCTGCGCCGTGGCCGTGCTCACTGCCGCCCCCGCGATGTTCACCACGTTTGCTCCGATCTGCGCCGTGGTCGCGCTCACCGCCGTCCCCGCGATGTCCACCACGTCCACCTTCGGATAGTTGTTGCCGTCGAGCGCCACCGCCTGCCCGCCGAACTGCGTCGTGTTCGCCGCCAGCGCCGCGTACACCTGGTCGCAGAAATCGCTCGGATCGCCGCCCGATGCCGCCGTGCAGTGGAAAGAGAGATCCCCTAACGTGTTCACGTCCGTGGTTGACAATGAGATCTTGTACCAGCCGTTCGCGATCTCGGTAGCCGTTGCCCCGCCCGATGGCGCCGCGAAGCTCCCGCCCGCTTTGGCGATGTTCACCGTCACCGTCGCGCCCGTGAGCGCCGAAACGTGATCGGCCGATTGCACCATCAGGAAGGTGCGCGTGTACGCCGTGCTCTGAAGTAGAAGTGCTCCCATCGTCTGTCTCCCTTACCCCTGTACTTGCCTGCTTCCCATCCTGGTCCCGAGCCCCGAAAGTTCCCGCCTCATCGCCAGCGTCGGAACGGTGTAAGTCACCACCAGCTTCGGCGCGTAGCTGGCGCCCTGGTCTGCCGAATAGGCGATCAGGTTCGTCGTCTGGGTTGTCCCCCAGGTTCCGCCGAACGTCGCTGTGAAATCCCAGTCCAGCAAAAATGCGAGCAGGGTAACTCCGGTCTTCGATATGGCGGCGATGCCCGTCGAGTTCAGTGAAATCTGGTTATAGCCGCTCGTCCCGAAGCTCGCATAAGCGATCGACCCAAACAAACTCGCCCCCGCCGCCCCGTAATCGCTGTTGGCGATATTGTTCGCGGCCGCCTGAGTCGATCCCACAAGGTCCAGCGCGCAGGTCCCCAACCCCGAGGCTTTGCTCGTCCCATACAAAGACACCGCCGCGGCGCTAATCGTGGCTGAACTTCCAAGCGCGGCCGTGTTGAACGAAGCAAAGGCGCGGTACAGGTTCGTGTACAAACCCGAAGATCCGTTTCCGCTGCCGAGTTGCCCGTATATGATCGCGCTCGTTGCGCTGTGGTCGTTTCCCGCGTGGCCGAGCACGTTTGCAAACGCGTCTCCCGGATTAGACAGGTAGTACCCAGCGACCCCGTCGCACGTCACATTGCCGCCGCCGCCTCCCGCCTGCGAATAGCCCGTCAGCGTGGACAGCCCGAAGCCCTCGAAAACAGGACGCATCGGTCGAATCAAGCTCCGAACCCACCGCTGGCTCACCCTATCCGGCAGCAGCCAGTCGTAGGCATGCATCCCCCAAAATACCGGTCGGAAGCCGCGGTACAGGCTCCGCTGGAGCGCCGGTTGCGGCAGAAACACCGTCCGCAACCCGCCCCGCGCCGGCACAATGATCTGATGCGGGCTGATGCTCAGCACCTCTTCACCCGGTGCGATATGTCTTCCCAGGCCCATTCTCCACCGCGCAAACCGCGCCAGCTTCGGCTCGTTGAGCAGCGCCAGCAGGTTGGGCTGCCATTGCTCGAACTTCCCGGCGTCCAGCGCCATCCACGGCCCCGCCCGCATCTTACGCCCCCGCCTCAAGCACCGAAAACGTCAGCGATGTGATGGACACCGTGGCGTTGATCTGAATCGCCGTCGAGTTCAGGTTCAGATTGGCGCCCGACGTACCCACCGAGCCGTCCCACACCACCGTGGTCCCATCGCTCTTGAGCACGCGGAACCAGGTTGCCGTATCCGTGGCCACGGCCGTCCCGGATGTGATCGCATTCGCCGTTGCCACGCCCGCGCTCGGGGCTCCGAACGCCGTCCCGTTGAGCGTCAGTGTCGCCAGCAGGGTGTTGCCTCCGCCGACCGCAGTATTGGCATTCGCCGGCTGCGTTCCGCTGTACAGGTTGATCGTGCCGCCATTGCACAGCGCCGTCAGAATCGCGCACATCGCGTTGGCGACGGCGTCCGTGATCTGCGTATTAAGTGCCATATCGATTCTCCTACCAGATCGCCGTGAGCACGCCGCGCGTATAGACCAGCGTGCCACCCTGCCCGTTGGGCTTCATGTAGGGCACGTTCACGGTCTGACCTTCTTTGCTGTCCACGAAAACGTGATTGGTGCCGAAGGCCGTCACCGTCGCGCCCCCGCCGGGGTTCGGCTTCCAGAACGTGACCGCGCCGCCATCATAGGACATCTGAGGCGTACCGACGTTATTGATCACAACGCCCATCTGAGCCAGGCTGCCGTTCTGACAGACGATGGTCTGGGCCTGGGTCGGGCTCGCCGGGTACACGTAGCACGGCCCTCCTTGTGGACTTGCTGGCGCCTGGGCGATGCCCGAGGCCAGCGCCACCAATGTCAAAATCAAAACCGCGTTCACTGCCGATCTCATTTGAGTTTCTCCTTTAATTCTTTGACCCACACTAAGTCTGAAAGATCGAGCCGGGGTGCGCACTCCAGCTCGCGGTCAAGCACCTGGGCCTGCCCATCCTCGATGGTTACGGTGATGCTTCCGAAGTCCGCCGATGGCGGTTCAAACCGCGTCACCGTGCCATCCGTCTGCTGTTTCACCTGTTTGAGTTCTTCCTCGGTAAAGCGGACCTGCTCGAAGACCGCCGCCAGCGCCGTTATCTCACCGAGCGTTTTTCCGGCCGCGCCCGCCAGGATGTTGCCCAGCTTCAGGCGCGGGCCGAAAGTCAAATCGAACGTCTTCATATTAACCCCACAAACGATCCACCTTTGTAGCTCAGCCTAGCGGCTGCTCCGTTCAGCTTGCAGTAACCGCCGCCGCTGTCCAGAATCGTGATGTCCAGCGATTGACCGTAGTACTGCGTCCCCCCGATGTAGGGATTGAACCCCGCCGCCGTCACGCCGTAGTATGGGCAGTTCACGCCGAAGCCGACAAACTGGTTGGATGAGTTGATCGCCGTGTTGGCTCCGACCAGCAGGCTCGAACATGCCACCTGTGCGGTCGGACAGAACACCCCCCCGCTTCCGATGAATTGCCCCACGCCATTAATTGCCGCGATACCGTTTACCTGCAAACTTCCGAATGCTAGGATTGACACAGCGGAGCCGTTCAAAACTGCTATCTGAGCCTGGCCGAAGCCAACGGTGGCGGATACCGCATAAGTCCCGATCATGACTCCGAACCCTGTACCTGAGTATGTCCCGGTATAGGAGCCATACGTACAAGAGAGATAGCCATTCGTCAACGTGGCAACCGCTGAATTCGGGCCGGCCACACTCAAACCATTGATCGAGTTCAGCGTGACAGTGAAGCCCGATCCTGTCACCATAATCCTCGGCGAGGTAAATACTCCGTTCACGATTGTTACCCCGTCGGACGCCACCAGCACGCTGCTGCTGCCCCTGCTGACCAAAACCCCGCCAGCCCCCATACTCAGCGTGTTTCCGTTCGCGTCGGTGAGCGCCATCCCGGTCGCGGAGAGCAGCATGTTTGTGCTGCCTCGGACAATCCGGACGCCCTCGGTCTTGAGCGTCAGAGAATTGCCGCTGGCATCGCTGGCTGTCAGCCCAGTAGAATCGAGAGCGAGCGAGTTAGATCCCTTGGCGATGGTTGCGCCGTTCGGAGTCAGCGTCAGGCTCGCCGCTGGCGTCGCTCCAAGGTCACTCCCAAGCGCCACGCCTGCCGAATTGATCGTTACCTTCCCGCCGCCAACACGCGCGAATACCACGTCTCCGGCAAACAGCGCCGTACCCGCGATGAGTTGATTCACCGCAAGCGTGTTGATCGCCAGCAGGCCGCCAGTCTTGGTGAAATTCGTGGTGTTGAAGTTGATGGCCTTGGCCAGATCGACCGCGGCTTGAGTGACTTCCCCGTTCAGCACCGTGAAATCGCTGGCCAGCGCCAAGTTCACGTTCCCCGCCACGTCCGCGTACAGCGGGCCCGTGATCTTCACCAGCAGCTTCTTGGTGCTCGGGTCCTTCCCCACGCCCGGCCCCAACGTCGCCGGGTCTATCCGCGTTCCAGGGATACGCCCATCCGGCGGCTCGCCGAAGTTCACCGCTCCGTACGTCAGACTGCCCGGCCATTCTTGTAGCGTGCGCGTGCCGCTGTTCCAATCGTCCCCCGCATCCAGCCCGATGCCGTAGACGTAGAACCGCGCATAAGTGTAGATGCTACCCGCCGGATTGAACGTGGCCACCAGCGGATCGGGGGCAAACAGGCTTCCATCGTTATCGCCGCTGCCCACCGGCACTTCGCCGCCGCCCTGATCCACCGGCGCCTCATTGCCATCCACGTCGGTAATGTTCACCGTGTACACGTAGCGGCGGCAGTTTCGATTCGCGCCCACCATCCCCGGAGTCAGAAACGATATCGGAATGCTCCAGTACATCGCGCCGTCGGCATTCGGCCCCATCGTGGTCGATGGGCCGGCACTCGCGCTCGAAATCCCTGTCGCGCTCGGCGCGCCGGATTTGTGCATCGTAAACGAATGGCTCACCGCGCTCGCCGGCACCGCGTCCGTTGAGAGATACTTCCCAGCCGCCGCCCGCAGTGTCCAGACCTGATCGGCGTCCGTGGGCGGATATTGCACTCCCGTGGTAGGCACATGCACCGCATCTACCGTGATCCCGCCATTGGTCGCGGACTCCGACCCGATGTACAGCGTCTGCCCGGCGCTCGTCATCTGGTCCGATCCCTGCCAGACGTCTCCCTTGCCGTCCCCTTTATCGATCCAGAACGTGATGTCGATCGGCAGCCGGCTTACACCGGCCGGCACAGCGCTCACCACCGCGTGTAAAGCTGTTGGCTTATCCACCCACCGCAGGGTCTGCTCGTCAGTCGCCGACACCGATGTCAGCGTGCCAGGAGCCTGCACGCCGCTGCCGGGCGATCCGACTCCGCCGATAGTGGTGGCCTTACCCATTGCCATGCACCTTAAAGCTCTTGCTTTGACCCGGCAGCAGAACCCAGAGACTGGTGCCGTCCTCCTCGAACTCATCTCCGCTCTGAAGCTGGATTGTCAGCGCAGCCGTGGACGCCCTGGCGTTCTGCACAATAAAGAGTTGATTCGGCACCTGCGAGAATGGCAAGGCTGTATACGTGGCCGCCACGGTGATGATAGCTTCCACCGTGGAGTCCGTCTCCAGCATCGTGGCATCGCCCGTGATCGTCCGCGTCCCCTGCGCGCCGAAAAAGTAGATCTCCGCCATCGGCGCCTGCAGATCCGGTCCGCTGTTTCCGTTCGCGTCACAGGTCCGTACCAAGATCAGCCATGCCTGCCCCTGGAGGTTTGGCACATCCACCTGCACCGGCATCGAAGCCGCCGGCGTGTCCACTTCTCCCGGTGCAACAATCACCACATGGTCCCCCGTATTCGGCGTAACCAGCCAGGCCCCCGCCAGGTTGAATGTGTCGAACAGTCCCGATCCGGGAGACGATTCGGTCACGCTCGCGACCGTCTGCACGTCCCCTTTGTCGACGCCGTCCACCATGATCGCAAGATGCCCCGACTCCACGGCCGTGGCCCCCGCCGGATAATACTCGTTGGCGATGTTCGAATCGGAAAAACCATTCGCCGTGAAGGTCGCCTTGTGCCGCATCAACAGCAGGTCTCCCACCGCCAGTGTGGTGCTTACATCCGCCGGCAGATTGCCGTCCGCCCCGGGTCCGATTGTGCAAACGAACACGCCCGCACCGCTCGCACCGTTGGTTGCGATGGCGAGATTCAGCACCGGGATCTCCGCCGCCTGATCCGTCTTCGCCAGCAGCGTCAGCACGTACCCCGCCCATTGATCGTGAGTCATCCCCGATCCGCCATCGGGGTCCCCAAACTGGATGTATCCCGCGTTCGTGCCCGGAACCCCCGGCGACAGCGCCAGCACCTGTTGCGCCCACGGGCCCCCGTGGATTTCCTGCATCAGCACGATCTGGAAATGATCGAACAGCGGATCGGGGCCACCTTCGCTCGCCTGGTTGAAACTCGTGAGGCTGGCGATCGATTGCCCCGGAGTCAAGGTCTGCTGCCAGTGCATCGCATACGAGCCGGCCGCCAGTTCACCTCCATACGCGTCCAGCCGCAACGCCGCCATGTACAGGTCGCCGCCATCGTCGCCCGATCCCCAATTCGCCGTCACTGCGACCGATCCCGTTCCCGAGCCGCCGATCACCACCACCGCCAGGCTCAGATAATCCGTGCTGTGGTAGTTCGCTCCGCTGCCATCCCGCGCCGAAAGCCCGACCACGTAGGTGCCCGCCGGAATCGAGCCGCCCGTATTCGACGGCACGCACGTAAGTTGCGGCCGCGCAATTCCCGTATCGAGTAGACTCACTGGTGCCGTGCCCTTGATCACTACCGCGACCGTCGGCGCGCCGTTGGTGTCCAGTCCATACACCGGCTGCACGCCGAACCGGGCCGCGCCGCCCACCGCATCGCCAGCCGCCGGTGCCGCATATCCCGGCGACCATGGCAGCGGGACCGTCTCCGCGAACGTCCCCGTTCCCCAACTGCCCTGCACGTATCCCTGCGCGCTCAGTTCCTCTTCCGTGCTCCAGTTGTAGATGCTGTCATCGGTCTCCTGGACATCAATCTCCGTGCCGAGGGTAACCGTATCGCCGTGAGCGTCGACTCGGAAGCGCGTAGACTGGACCTCGAGCAGCTTGCCGGCGAATCCCAGAAATGGGACCGTGGCCTCGAAGTTATCCAAAGGCGCGAACTGGTAGCCAGCCATGTTCAGCGGAAACGTTCCGGTCCCACCGTTGCGGCGCCGCAATAGTTCGATCTTGGCGATACGTTGGGCCGTGGGCGCCGAGATCGTGAACGGCAAATGCAGCTCAAGCCAGCGCCGTTCCCCTGCATCGGCCGCCAGCAGGACATCGCCGCCGTACTGCAAGGGCCCGCTGTAGCCGTGCATCGAATCCTGCGCGTAAGCTGGGAAATCCGTTGACTGCCATTTGTTCGCCGGGCTGATGTATGTGCCCTTGCACCCGTTGAAGAGATCGCGGATGGAACTCGTGGGCCTCCAGTGCGGCGCGCCGGCAGCGATGGCTTGGAGGTTCGCGCCGGCCCCGCCGGTCAACATGGTGACGCTGAACGTCGCAAGGGCGCCGTGTCCACCGGAGACCGCCAGACCGTTCGCGCCGGAATATCCCGAGCCGGCCGCGCTCACATGGTAGTCGATGATCCCGCCCGTTGAGTTGGTGGCATCCACCGTGATCTGGCCACCGGACGCGCCCGATTGGACAACCGTGAGCACGTCGCCCGCCTGGTATCCGCTCCCGATGGCCGCCAGGGCCGCCGCCGCAATCCCGGCCGGCAAGGTCGGCCCGACCCAGTAGCCAGGTTGGATCACGAACGGAGCTTCTGGGCTGATCCTGCCTGCGCATGATGTGAGTAGGTTCTGGAGAGTCTCGCCGCGCTTCGTGGTTACCTCGAACTGCCCATTACACGCATATCTCGGCTCTGATCCACCGATGGCCAGGGAAACGGCCTGATCGCAGACGTTGGCCGCCGCGGTCAGGGCATCGGCGGGGATATCGGTTCCGTACTGCGCTTTGTATCCCCAGGTCTGATCGGCCAGAAAATCGGCGATGCAGAGCGCAGCATTCTCGCTGTAGCCGCATGACCCGGCTGCGCCCGTCAAGAGCGTGATGTTCACCGTGGCACTGGACCCATGGCCCCCGGATAGGGCCAATCCGCTCGCGATAGAGTATCCGCTGCCGGAAGCCGTGACCACAAAGGCCGTAATCGCCCCGGAACCGTCTACCGCGGTTACTGTGATCTGGCCGCCCGAGGCCCCCGATTGCGTGACCGTGAGGACGTCGCCCGCCTGGTACATGCCTCCGGCGTGATAACCACTTCCGGCAGCGGCCAGCCCAGCCGCGCCAATTCCAGACAGTGCCCCCAAGCGAGGGTCGTATATGTCGTTCTTCCCCCGCATGTAGAAGCTGATCATCGGGAGGCCGGAACCGAAGTACTTGGTGTCCAGGGTGATGCGGAGGAAGACCGCGGTTTTGCCCTGCAGGGAGCAGTAATTCGTCCAGGGGTTGGCGCTCGATGTGCCGCCCGCTTGCTGAGGACTTGCCGGCGTGCATAATTTCCCCGTTCCCTGCCATGGGACGCCCGCCGTCATGCCGATGAAGGTCTCGCCGAGCAACTGCTTTCCGCTCAGGACCTCCATGTAGACGTTGCGGCCGTAGTCCGCCCATTGTGTCGTTGCGCCGCCCTCATTGTTCACGGAGCAAGCAACGCCGCCGGAGAGATAGGTGAACGTCAGGACTCCGCTCACCCGGCTGATGATTTCTGCGACCTGGAAAACCCCAGTCAGAGCATACGTATCCAGAATGCCGCCGCCGTTGGCGTTGGTGATGCCGATCTGATCTCCCTCTGTCAGATACGGGATGTCCCGCGAGAGCACGACGGTGACCACGTTGGCGGCGCGGCTGATGGAGCTGATGGGGACGTTGGTTTGCTGGAGAGGTGAGAAACTCGTTCCACTGCCTGCCTCCGGCGCGGGAATGGTGTATCCGGCCCGGGCGCTGGTTGGAATTGCTGAGGTATCGATCTGCACGCGCTGCTGGTCGAACAGCAGCTCATCGACGGACTCACACGGGTGCGCGGCCAGGACGATCACCATGTCGAGCACCTGTTTGTTGTTGCCCCACTGGTGCATGTAGACCAGCGTTCCGCCCGTCCTTTGCCGTCCATAACAACAACGCCACGGAGCGATGGGGTTTCGCATCGTGGTGCCGAAGCCCTTGACCGGATCTCCCTGAATGAGAGAGCCGACGCCGGATATCATCGTGCCGACGCCCATGCCGATCAGAGCGTTACCAAACACGGCGCCGCCCGGAACGTATATGTCTATGGCGATTCCGGCAGAGATTTCCGCGTAACCCGCGATGAGTTTGAGTATTCCAGCCATTAGATGTTGTTGGTGGTGTTGGCCTGGCCGCCAATAAAGAGCGTCATCTCCTGGAGGCCGTCGACGAACTGAAAGCAGAGATCTCCGGGCCAGGTCATCTGCTGATCTTGATTCGTGTACCGGCGGTCCACCGGAATGTTGGAATCGGCCAGCCGATTCTCACAGGCAATGGTAATGGTCGCCGTCTCCCCGTCGTAACTGATCTCGGGTATATCGGTGCGCCCGCTCCAGGACACAATCGGGATGGCGATAAGCGAGCCGCCCGAGTACGCGCCGAACAGCACGCTCGCCGGCAGACCGGTTTTGAAATCAGAGAGCGCGCCGGCCAGCAGCGACGCATCCAGCCCGCTCAATGTGATCGAGATGCCACGCGCCTCGACCGTGGCCGCGTCCTCAATGACGCTAACGCCCAGCAGCGACCCTATGCCGATCCATGTCTGTCCGTTCCACGTAACTGACCCCGCGCCAGACCAGAGACGCACGACAGCCGACACGAACTGTATCTGCACGAAGATAGCGGGCTGAAGGTCGCGGGCTTGAAGCGCCGCCAGCAACGTGGATGAGGTTGTGCGCGGCACGGTTCTAAGAGATCTCCACCTGCGACCGCGGGCCCTTGAGGACAATGGATCTTGCCATCTCCCGCGTTTCTTCTGGATTACGCTTTAGCGCATCTGCGATCTGCTGGATTTGATCCTCAGAGGCATGAACCTCGTATCGAAGGCGAACGGTCTCACCGGCCTCAGCCAGTAACTCGAAGCGGATGCACTCTGGCGGGATAATACCGGCAGCGATAAGCTCCTTGATCGCCTTGGAGTTGTGTGGTGAAATTGCCATGTCTACTTTGCCTCTCGAACTTCGAAGGTCAGCCCGTAAATTTTGCCCTCTTTGATCGTCCACTGGACCTTGTTAGCCTTGAGCCTCCAATAGCGCGGGGTTGTGCCGTCCGTGGTCAACTCGTTGGGGAAGAGGGTGCAAACCCCGGAGGGAAACTGAAACACGTTCGCGACCCCATCGCAGGACTCGATGAATGCGGCCCACAGCGCGCCTTGCGCCGCCGTCATGGACGCCATGGAGACGGAGGCCTCTTTCCAATTCGCCTGCCAATCGTAGGTCTGTTGCTGCGCGGTAAAGGGATTCGTGTTCGCGCCCGCAACGGCGTTGTGCGCGAACTCCAGGGACGCCGGCGCCGGCGGATCCGTGGGCATCGAAACTATGGTCCATCCCAGGTACGTGGACATTACGCTTTCGCCCTTTGGGGCACGCGCCAGGACCGCTGCGCGTTGGCCCGTACCGCGGTGGCCACCGCCGATTGATGCGTGGCTTCGAGCGCCCGCGAGATCCGATTGGCCGCGCCCAGGTCCGCGCCGCGGGCATCGATGTGGTTGATCGTGGTGGATGATCCTCCGATCTTGCTGGCCGGCGTAATCGTGCCTGCCGTGCGGGGGCTGAAGAACTCCGGCTCATGCTCGCCCACCACGTAGGCGCCGCCAGGGTCCACGTCACCGCCCCCGGCCATGAAGGTGATACTGCTGCTCACCGCTTCGGTAAGTCCCGAAGACGCGCCGGCACCCCCAGCAGAGAAGAGGCCCTTGAGCAGCCCCGCCAGGCCACTGGATCCGGCGCCAACCAGTCCAGCCAAGTTCTGGAAGTTACCGGCCGACACTGGAGCGCCCGGCGCGCCCGGCTGGTTGTCAACCAAGACGTGGACCGCATCGCCGGGGTTCCCCGTCGGCTTGTGCGCCTCGACATCCTTCTTTTTCCCGAAAATCAGGTCCCCGAGCTTTCCGAGCCCCTGATGCATCAGGCTCTTCGTGCTCTCCTTGACCATCTCTTCACCGAGGCCTTGGAGCATCTTCCCGAAGTTTGTTTTCTGCCCGGTGAGCAACTTGGCAAGCTGATCCGAAACCCTATCGAGCCCGGAGGTCATCGCGTCATAGAAGATGTTCCCCGCGGTCTGAGCTTGTCCCTGCATCTCGCGGAAGAAATCTTTGACGCCCTTCTGTCGGGTCTCGGCCTGTTTCTCCGCCAGTTCATCGTCGAGCCGGTCCACCGCAAGCTTTCGTTCCGCTTCGATCCGTTGCTTTTCCAGCGTCGCCAGCAGGACAGCCTGCTGGTTGTTATCCTGCTGAGCCAGCGCAAGGGCCTGGTTGGCGAGACCGATAGCGGCTTTGTACTGCTCTTCGATGGCCGCCCTCTCCGGCGCCTGCTGGAGTCGAAGCGTGCCAAGGGGATCGGCTGCAGCGCCAGGAGCCATGCTCGTCATTCGGGACTGATGCTCCGCCTTCAGCTTGCCCTGAGCCTCATTTAGCTTTCCAAGCTCCACGAACGCTTTTCCGAGAGCTCCCTTATATTCGTCCAGGGACTTGATCCCTTCCTTGACCGCCTCATTGTCCTTGCGAAGAGCTTGTTCATGTCGAGACGTGACATCCTTCAGGCGGCCGGTCTCATCGTAAAGCGCGTAGATGCCCAACTCGGCTTTATCCATTGCCTCAGTCCAGGCATTCATGTACCTGAGGTCGAACGTGGCATTGATGCCTTGGGCCGCAGTTGCCTTAGCGCCAGCGGAAAGGTCAGTTCTCTCCTTCAGCTTGTCCAGTTCCTCTTGGCGCTGCCCCTCGATCTTTTTCAGGACCGATAATCCCGCATCCTGCGCGGCCCAGTATTCACGGCTGATCCGGTTAAGTTCTTCCTGGTCTTTTTTGGCCTGCGCGGCGGCCGTCTTGCGCTTCTCAGAATCCTCTTGCGCTCCGCCCTTTTTCTCGACCAGGGAGGCGTTCGCGATTGTATCGCGCGTGACCTTCATTTCGGCCTGAAGCTGCTGTTGGCCGAACTGAAGGGCCTCCAAATATTCAGGGGATTTGATGCCACCAAGCTTGCTTACCCGGTCGAACTCGGCTTTCAGCTTGTCGTACCCGTCCTGCTGTATTTTCAGAATCTCAGTGTAGGCTTTGCGAATAGCCTCCTTCTCCTGTTCTAACGGGTTTGTCCCTGCGATCTTGAACTGTCCAACCAGCCCTTCGATGGGCAATCTCGGTTCCGGAATACCGCCGCCCGTGATATGGAATCCTGGAAGGCCGGCGGCAATTCCAGCGTTCGGCGGAGGCGCCACCCCGAACCGTGCCGGCGTGGCGGTGGATGGCGGGGTGCGAATCGCGTCAATCGTCTTGTCCGCATCCGCTTTGATTTTGGCGATTGCCGCATTCATCCCACCGAGGCCCGTGGCGCCCCCGATTAAAGATGAGATGTCCACGTCTTTGTGGACTCCCATCATGAAATGGATGATGTCGTCAAACTCTCCGATTATGGTCTCAGACAAAGCCTTGTAAGAACCGGAAAGCATCCGGTCAATGGAATCGGCGAGCTTATCGAAGGCGAGGGCCGTCTCCTCTACGGCCAGTTTCAACTGATTCTCCGGTTTTCCCTCCAATTTTGCGATTTCGTTTTCCAGCCGGGCGTTAGAGACCAGCAACTCATCGTCCGTGGTGCGCAGCGCGTCGCCGGCCTTTCGGAACGTCCCCTCCATCTTTTCGGGGCCCTCGCTCATTTGCTTGAAGAAATCGTGGACCTTATTTCCGATCTCTACCAGCACGCCGGCGAAGGCGATTGCCCCGATGACCGGGAAAGCTGCCTGCACCGCCTTCCCCAAGCCAGGGATCGTCATCAGAAATGAATCGGCCGCGCGCTTGTTGTTGAGGAAGTTCCCCTCGACGGTTTTCATGGCCGCCGCGACTGCCCGGTGCTCGCTGACTCCGGCTTCGCCAAATTGACGGAACTGATTGACGCCAGCCGCTCCGAACTCGCGCAGTTTTCCTTTGGCGCTTTCGAGGTCCAGCAACATCTTCGCTTGGCCAATGGAGATGTCGATTACGATCTGTCCCGCTTTTGCTGGCATGGTCAGGCTGCCTTTGCTGCTGGTATTCCGGGAATGCCCTCGGCGAAGCTCTCCTTGAGTGAATTGACGGCGGCCTCAAGTGCTGCATCCAATGACTGAGCAGCCGACAGCCGCATAAATGGATTCTCTGCGACCGGCCCGCTTATGGCTTTGTGGCTATGACCATGAGCGATCTGACGGTGGCCGTACTCGACGAACCTGGCGATGTAACCGAGTTTTCCGAAGCCGACCTGGGCCACTCCTCCGCGACCGTCGGCATCCAAAGCCACGTCAGTCATCAGGTGCTTCAGCAGGTCTCCCGTGAGGACAGGAGTATTTATCCGCAACGCCACAACAACGGGCTGGCAGGCTGCCGTAAGCGCCCGTGCATATGCCGCCTTTGCGATGTGGGCGGGGGCCATCGTGAGCATCGCGCAGGTCTCCTCTATACCGGAGATTTGGATTGAGAACTCGTCAGGCATGTATTTGGGCCGCCAGGAATGCGCGGACCCTCGTCGCCACCCGCCGGCGGTTCACCCGCCGCGGTTTTTCTTTTTCCCTCTCTCGACGCGATGGCATGAAATCCGCGGCGCAGAGCGGTTCCTTGGGGGACTTCATACTCCAGTTGGCCACAGCGGACGCGACGGTCCCAGCGAGCAGCTCCTGATGCTCAACGCGCGCCCGGTGCTGATCTATCAACAGGTGGAACTGGCGCGGGGTCAGGGCGTAGAATTCTTTATCCGTTAGCCCCAAATGCACCCGCGCCATCGACCAGCAGCGCGCCCAGAGTTCGCGATTGCTCAGCTTTCGGCCGGCGCGCTGGCCGCGGGAGGGTCCGCCCGTTTCGCTGGCATGGAAAGCTGGTAAGCCTTGCCCAACGCCTCGGTAATGGGCTCGATGGTATCCAGTCGGACCAGGGAGCCAGCCTGTTCGATGGTGATCTTGGGATCCGCCACCGACATGGCCGCGTAGAGCAGTCCGCGCAGTTGCAGCGCCGTGAGGTCGCGCAGGCTTTCGAGACCAGCTAGCAGATTACAGCCAGCGACGTGCTCCGCCTCGGCGATGGCGTTGAAGCTGTAGACCAGACGGTAGGTCTTCCCGGCCAGTTTCAGATCGGCGAATTCGATGGTGGGGTCCGCCACCGTTCCGGCAACGCTATGCTTCGCCATTTTAGCTGCCGACGGTGAGAACGATCGGTCCCGAAACCTTCAACTTCGCCTGGGTGGAGATCTTCTTGTCGGCCTTCACTGTCCCGAGGTCGTTGAACTCCTCGACCATAGCGGAGAATGCGAAAGCATCCCCGGTGGTGCTCTGGCCGGCCGCCTTGGGCAACGTGATCTTATACTGCTTGATCGTCGGCGGAAGTGCGTTGAAGGATGCAAGAACCGCCGCCTGGCCGGCATCGCCGGAGACGCGGTTGAGGGTCAGTCCCCAGGATCCGGGGGTAAGAATCGTCGGGATGAACTCCTCCGCCGAACTTTGCAGGTTTGTGGCGTCATCCGATTTGTTCGTCTTCCCCGATTGGGCGATATCGGAAATTTCTCCGACCGTCGTCCAGATCGCGGAACTGACGGTACCTGTGTTGATGGCCAGAATGCTTCCGTTGCCACTCTGGGCCTGAGTCGAAGTGTAAGCCATGTCTTCTCCTTAGATTTGGTCGTAATTCACGAGATATTCCAGCGTCCGCACGTAACTGCGATTCGCATCGCTGAATCCGTCGGTAAAGGGCGCCATGCGGAAGATTCCCTGTACCACCGTGTGATCGGCGTCCGGCAGCACACCCGAATAGCCGCCGCGCAAAACCCCATCGACGGCCCGGGCGAGCGCGATAGCGTCGGCCATCGCATACCCATGGCAATCGATCTGAAGCTCCAAGCCGGTAAACGGGTCCTGGCCCTGGAGAGTGTACGTTGGCTCGGCAACGATGCAGCGGTACGTCCAAGCCATCGCCGAGGCCGAGGAGATCTGATCCTTGGGTAATTGAACGGCGAAGCCGCCCGGCACACCAGGGAGCGCCGGCGCGATACCCTGCTGGACCAGCGCTACAAGTCCAGCCTCGATCATACAAGCGCCTCCTCAGCGCGATGAAAACGCCGCATGTACGGGTTCCCCGCCAATTCTTCCCAGGCCGCGCCCCCGATCACGCGCCCGCTCACGTTGTCGGCGTGGTTCGTGGCGTAGAGCAGATCGCGGCCGTCAACCGCTATCGCGGCGCCAGCCCGCTCTGCGGCAGCCCAGAAACGATCATCTTCCCCGCAACCTACCGGCTCGAATCGATGTCCCTGCCACCATTCGCGGCGGTAGCATAGAGACGTTCCGGTCACCAAGCCGTCGGTCTTGTGAAGACTCCACCAGCCCGAGCTCGGCCGGGCCTTGCCGTTCTCCACCACGCGGATATCGCGAGTTTCGCGGACCAGGATCGTGTGGTATGCGGTTACCTCCTTGCCCGTCTGCTGGAGGCGCCGAACCTGATCGGCAATACGGCCCGGGGCACTGTAATCGTCATCATCGAAGTGGCAGATTATCTCGCCACGACTTTGCTCGCAGGCCAAATTGCGCTTTTCCCCAAGGCTCAACCCGCGCCTAGGTTCAAAACGGAAGAGCACTTGCGGGTCGCCAACTGGGATCAGCCCCACGGACTCGTCCTCGGAAATGACCCACATTTCCTTGTTGGGCCAGCTCTGGCGCTGAAAGCTGTCGATGGCACGCGGCAGCCATTCCCGGCGCCGCTCGGTAGTGGGGCAGATGCAGGACACGAGCGGCACATTGAAAAATTCGCGATAGGCGCGGGCGTCCTCTCCGATCCACCAACACAGCAGCTCGAGGTCCGGGTCTGGCGTCATCAATTCGCCGCCATGCCGGTGGGGCCAACCCTGCCCGGGTCGACCCGGAAGGCCCTTTATTCCCACCGTCTCATTGCCACCGAACAATTGCTTTTCGCCGGCCGTTCCCCACAGCGCCACATCAATCAATGCGCCAGATTCGCAGACCCCCTTCAGCAACGGCAGGTATTTGGCGCGGATTCCCGTCTGAAACAGCGAGGCATGCTTGTCGTTTCCGCAGTCCATCCACATGCGAGACCGAACGTTGTAATATCGGCCGGGATATTCGCCCACAAGCGGGGCAGCCTCCAGCCGCCACGCCATCGTCTCAAGGTAGGTGGGTGCGTACCAATCGTCATCTTCGATGATGAGCACCTTGTCGAACTGAACTAAAGGCAATGCGGCAAGGATGTTCCGGTGCTGCGAATTCTCCCCGAGGCGCCAGAAAGGTTGCGGGCGTATAGAGACCTGCCCCATTGTCAAAGGCGTGGATCTTTCGCAGTCGTCCACCACGATCCACTGAACCTCTCCGCGATAGGTCTGGCGCGCTATCCACCGTTCGCACAGGGAGAACGCCTCGGGCCTGCCCCCGGTCGGCGTGATGAGCGTCACGCCCATTTCTGTTCCAGCACCCGATTCATATCGGCCATTGACGCGCGCCAGTCGGAATCGGACATGATCCGGCGGTACGACGTCGAGCCTGTGCCACTTTCATGCCCGTGGATCACCGTGGCCTTTGGCGTGACCGCGAGCGTAAACCCCGCCTGCTGGGCCCTCCGGCAGAAATCGAAATCATCGGAACCGTAGCCCGTAAATCTCTCGTCCATTTCGCCAACCGCGCTCAATACCGCGCGCTTGATATAGACACAGACGAATGCAAGCTCATGCTGGGCCAGCGTGACCTCGCGGAGCCTGCATCCGGAGACCTGCAATGGGTTCGCTACGCTTCCGACAACCTGTGGAGAGACGATTCCTATATTTGTTTTGGAGTACGCCGCTCGGCGCAGCTCGTCGACGGTGCCTGGCTGACTGAAAATCACATCGTCATTGGTAAACAGTACGTCCGAATCCGAATCGGTGGCTTCGATGGCGATGTTCCAGTTGCGCGCGAAAACGAACGGACGCTTACCACGCACCACCGTCCAGGGAGAAGGCGACACCCAGTCGCCATCCGATACCATCAGGCGCGGGAATGTGGCGGCGTAGTGGTTGACGGATTCGTGCAGCCGCAAAAACACGTCCTTGAAACGCGAGAGGGTGACGATGGTCACGCGCGGCAGGTTATCCTCCCAGCACTGGAGGGTGTTCGGATCCTCGAGGAAGTTAGAGCCAGCCGACAACCCCTCGTACTGGACATGCCAGCCCCAGGAGCGCTCCTCTGTATTCCAGCGATTCAGGCGCTCGGCCATCTTGCGGGCGCCGTGCCGCTGCCCGCGAATCGGGTAGTGTTTTAGGACCCACTTTTGGGGATGGACTTTCATCCCCGGAAAGCCGAAGGCGTGGCCTCCGCCGGCCGCCCGCGTTCCCAGGCCGGTCAACCTGCCGGTGTTCTTCCACGCCTTGATGTGGTTCAGCCCGCAGTCGACGTGCGCCCTGGTGTAATAGGAAAAGTGCCTCTCCGGGTCGCCGATATAATCGTCGTCAATCGGCCTGAACAGATACAGATTGTGATTGACCGCGTTGTAGCCTTCGGCCTCTACTCGCTGAAGGCCGCGGACTATCGTTTCGCCTGGTCGCGGACTGCGCCGAATTTCATCGGCGTCGTGGAAGATGCACCAGTCAGCCTTAGACGCGGCGGCCACCTCATCGACGCGGTGTAGCATGGAGAGGCAGTTATAGCGATCCTCGGGACCGCTCGAGGGAAACCGCTCCCGCCCGCTGATCGGCAGCCAGGAAAGCATTTCCCAACTGCCGTCTGTGCTCCAATTGTCGATGATGTACACCTCGACGCCCTGGTCAACGAGGTGCTGGACGGTCCAGGGCAAAATGTCCGCCTCGTTCCGGACGGGCATGATGGCCAGCGCTCTCAAGCCGCGACCTCCTGGCCGGACGTGCGGCGCGATAAGCCCAACTCTCGGCGCACCGATGCTTCGACGATCTCGGGCAACTCCGCCAGCTCGCCCGCGTCAAGGGCGGTTGTGCGCGTGGTGCGTGGCAGTTCCAGGCCGGCCGCGCCGCGGAAGGGAACGCCGCGCCGCTCGTAATCGAGTTCGAACTCTACGTCGAATCGTTCCGGGTGCTCGTGGATCGCGCTACCGGGGTATGGAACCAGCATCGTGACCGTCAGATCGTCTACTTCGTTCTCAATCAACCAGCGCCGCGTCTGCTCCACGGTCTCTCGCGTCTCGCCCGGCAGACCGATGATGGTGAATGCCTTGAATTTGATCCGCGCCTCGCGGCAGAACCGCCGCGCGAGCGAGTTGACCTCGGGAGTCGTTCCCTTAGAAACTCTGCGCAGTATCTCCGCTGATCCACTCTCTACGCCGAAACACAGCCACGAGCATCCAGCCGCGGCGAAGGCCTCAACCTGCTCGCGCGTCAACAGGTCCGCCCGCGCGTTGGCCTTGAACCGCATGCCGAGCGGAGCCATTCGCCGGCAGAGGTCCAGCAGACGGGCGTTCAATAAATTCATCTCATCGTCATGGAAGACCAGGGAGCCGAAACCCATATCCTTCAACTGGCCGATCTCCTCGATGACGTTGTCGACCAGCCGCGCGCGCACCTTGCGCGTGCTGGCCCATCGCGAGCAGAAAGCACACGCGAACGGGCAGCCCCGTTGCGAGACAAGCGAAGTTGCGGCTTCTCCGTCCACCGCGCACGAATAATCCGCGATCGGCACCAAATGACGTGCGGGAATCGGGTACCGGTCGACGTCCACGGGCCCGCGGCCCTCGCCATTCCCAACAGCCAAAGCGATGATCGTTTCCTCTCCGTCGCCGGCGACGCCAACATCCGCGCCCAGGCGCTCCGCATCCCTGCGCACCGAGAGGTGTGGCCCTCCAACCGCCACCCGTACGCCCGGATAGAGAGACCGGGATCGTGAGACCAGAGATCGCACCGCCACAAACTGGGCCGTGACGCAGGTCACTCCGATCAATGATGGGTTATATCCATCGAGCGTCTCACCGGGCAAGTTCAGATCAGCCACCCGCACGCGGAACCCGTGCGCCTCGAGCGCGGCTCCCAAATAGAGCAAGCCCAGGGGAGGCACGAAGGCCGGCTCCGCGAGGAACTCGGACCGCGGATTGATTAGAAGAACTTCCTTCACCTTGTCGCCTTCAGTTATTCGGCCCGATCCCGAGGCACATCAACACGGCGTAGATGTTCATCCGCCTCACGTTCTCCACAGCCTGAATCACGAATTGCGCGCCGTCCGAGGTCTGAATTCGCTTGTTCGCTGTGAACTCCGGCCGAAACCACATGGTGACCTTGACGTACACCTGCGAGATATCCTGACCGGCTTTGATGATGTCGGTTCCCCGGAGGTACTCAAAATCAGCCCACGCCGTCACGGGAATATCATCTGCCCGGTAATCGACCTTCGCGCCCGACGCATCCGACCCCGCGACCTGCTGCAAGAGAGTGATCTGATGCCGGAACCGTCCAGGATCAACCGTGGGCCAATCGGAGCCGAGCGACATTCAAAGCCTCAAATCCATGACCGGACCCAAGACCGCTTTCACACAATCGCGCGCCTTGGCGTCAAAACTCGGAATGCGGTTCACGTACCAGGCGTTCACCAAGACCTTGATGGCAAGCTTCAGCAGTTCCCAATGCCCCGGCGTACCATTGGTGACCAGGAGCGCGGTCGCGGCCCCGCCGGTCAATGCTGGATCGCGCATCGACGCCGCGCCGGAATCGTCGACCGAGGCTATTACCGTGTTCAGGCACCCTCCAAGTACGCCAGCCCCTGGGATCGAGATCGGCTGGCCCACGTTCGATTGAGTGAAGGAACCGCCCGTGAGGGCGTCGGCGCCGCTTGTTGTGGTCACTGCCATCGGCGTGGCGTAGCCGACCTTGTAGTTCACCTGCACGGCATTGACGACCACGCGAGCCACGGGCCACATTTGGCCGAACAGCGGCGTGAGGCGCGCCGGCTGTGATTGCAGATCCAAGACGAAGTTCCATTCTGCCGGGGCGTCTGGATGCCCGTTCGTCATGTCCGCAACGGCGCCGTTGGCATCCTGGTAAACGAATGCGACCAGGTTCTGCACGGGCGGATACGGAAGCAGGATTGCGTAACGAATGCCCACCAGCACGGCGTTCGATCCGGAGACGAAGGGAGACGACACCTTCTGGCCGGCCAGCTTCATGTCGATGTAACCGGGGAAGAAATCCATCATCAGCGCCCAGGTCTGCTGAACGAAGCGGCGCTGTGTGAGTGTTTCGCACCACGCCCGCGCCGCTACTTCGAGCGTCGTCAGGACGTCGTCCTGGGTGGTATCGCCCTGGTCCATGCGGAGCATGTCCTTCAGCTCTTGCATCGAGACCGGTTCAACGAGTGGCGGGGCTGTGCAGATTAGGGCCGTAAAATTACCCTCCGATCCTCTTATTCCAAGGGATGTGGCCGGACTTGAATCGGTAGAGCGCTCCGACTTCTAGGAATTTACGTTTGGCGCGGGGATTCAGGGGATTGCGCCTTGCGCGCGCGGCTGCAATTTGTTTTCGATGCTCTTCGGATAGCCGCCGCCCCTTGCTCCATGTATTTTTGCCCTTTTGTGAACAGGCCATTTTCGTGCGCGTTTCCATCGAATGGAGTCTGCCCGTCCTGCTTTTGGCGATGCCTGCCAGCATCTCTTTCGAGTACACGCCAGTCTTGCCTTTGTTCCACGGAGCAATTCCCTTCAGTGATTGACCGGAGAGCATCCTCCACGCAATAAGATCGCCAATTTTCCCGAATTTTCGATATAGATCATGATGCAATTCTGCGTGAAGCCTCACCGAAATTAGAGGGGTTAGATTATCTGGGGAATTATCCTCATATCCCAGGTGGTGCCTCGGGCAGATGTGGTGTATGTGAAGCGACTCGCGCATAAGACAGTCGGCTGACCGTTGTCTTTCAAAAAGGCGTGCGGCCCCTGGAGGATATTGGGCCGCACGCTGCAGATGGGAGAATCCGGTGTTCGCTTAGCTCGTGGCGTTGATGCCGACGGCTACCGGGTGCGTGCCGGCATCGATGAGTTGGGAATCGAACCGCTGGAAGGCGATGAAGCCGACCTGGAGGTAATCGGCGTAGCGCTCCACCAGCCGCATGACCGTGGTTCCTCCGGCCACTTCACGCACCTTGAAGGTGCTCATATCGCCGAAGAGCACGGACTTGGCGCTGGCGGCCGGCGTCGCCATGTCCTGGTTGATGACATAGGGGTGATCGAGGATGAGCGGCTTGGCCGCGATCAGATCCACCGCGGCGCCGTCGCGGAAGCTGGCCGAAAGCCCCGGCTGCCATAGCGGCCGGTTCACGCTATCCACCATCTTCTTGAGGGATTTCAGCACCAGATCGCTGAACATCCAGCGGGTGGCCGGGTTGAACCGGTACGCCGGATTGACGGTGTGCTCCAGCTCCACCAGGTCCGCATAGGCCGGGGCCGTGACGCCGGCGCCGCTGGCGCTGGCGAACTGGTAGGTTCCCCCGGCGGCATAGGCCGCGGGCACGATGCCATAGGGTTCGGAGGAGCCGGTCCCGAGCGTGCACTTCCAGTTGTACAGACGTCCGAGACGGGTACCGAGCAGGCGCGCGGTCAGGGCGTCCATATCGAAGAAGGCATCCTGCATCAGAGCGAGCGGGATCAGAATCAGGTCGCTCGATCCGATGTAAGCGTTGAACGTGACCGAGTTGAACGCGAAGTCCGTTTCGGTCACCTGCACATTCACGCCGATGATGCGCCCACGATTCGTCGTGTCGTTTACGGTCGGCCAGGGAAAGGGAGCGCCGCTTTCCGTGGTGAACTTCTCCACCACGCCTTCGATCCCGCCGAACCATTTCTTGGCCTCTTCGAGCATGCCGGAAAATCCGGTAGGGATCAGGTAGCCGCCGCCCGTGGTGGTGAGCGTCTGCTGAGCGCGAATCCTGGGATCGTTATCGATCCGCATGTGAATCCGCTCCTCGGAGTCGAGCGCGGCCAGCCCATGCCGCAGCCATTTCGAGAACGCCCGGTAAGCGGCGTCCTTCATGCGCTCGGCGCGGGCCTTGCCGGTGATCCGCATGGTGTCCTGGAGCTCTTCCACCTGGACTTCCGTGGGCTTTACGCCACCCGGCGCGGCGGCCAGCGCGTCCACAATGGAGGTCGCCTTTTCGGCGGCCTTGATGCTGTCTTCGAGGGCCGTGTATTCGGTTTCGAGCGCGTGAAACTTCTCACGCTCTTCGGAGGTCAGGCCCCGGTTGTTTTCGTTTTTCGCTTTGTCCACAATGGCCTGCAACTGGGCGGCCAGTGGCGCGAGCTTTTCCCGTAACGCTTTGGCGTACATGAGCTTCTCCTTGTGTTGTTCAGGTTGCGCGCCTGCGAGCGCCCTGGCGCCCACGCCTCGCTTGCCGATGGTTGTGGGATCGGCTTTTAACTCGATTCAGCGGCCCAGCATCGATATGCGGGCCTCGTACAGACTCAGATCCGATGCCGCGCTGGCGCCTTCCTGCATTGGGCAGTCCTTGCAGTTCTTGTCGGCGCAGTCCGCGTCGGTGCAGGCGTCGCAGTTCGACGCCGCGCAATTCTCACACGAGCATTCGCACTCAGCCTTCGCCTGGAATCGCGCGCGGAACCTCTGCGCCAGCGCCATCGCTTCCGGCTCCTCCGCCTGGCTGATCTCGGTGCAGAATCCGTCTCGCAAGCAATCCTGGGAGGACATCCACGTTTCGGCATCCATGAGAGCCCGGATTTCCGCCGTCGTTTTTCCGGTGCGATCCACATACGCCTGGCCAATCGCCTCCGAAACCTTATCCAGCGTATCGGCCATCTTGCGCATGTCGCTGCCGTAGCCGCGGCAGTCGGACCAGGCATTGTGAATCATCATCATGGAGCTCGGCCCCATCGTGATCGTGTCTCCCGCCATCGCCACGACAGAGGCAGAGGAGGCGGCAACTCCATCCACGAAGACGGCCACCGGCTTGCCCTGCGAACGCATCAGGGAATGAATTGCAATGCCTTCGAAGGCGTCACCGCCGGGCGAGTTGACGCGCAATGCAATCTTGGTGTAGCCGCCGGCCGAGTCCATCTGCTTCTTGATGGCGGTGGCGCTGATCAGCCCTTCGGTGGAGCAGCCCCAGGACTCCAGCATGCTGATGGTGGCCGCATCCACGATGTCTCCGTAGATCAGCATCTCAAGTGTGCCATCGGGAAGGATCGAGGCTTGAAAGCGCGGCCGCGCTGGTACCGCCGCGTTCGGCGGCCGCTCGTTGGCTGCAACGGCCGCCTGCAGGGCCTTGATTACGTCAGGGCTTCCAGTCATAAAACCTCCAGCGCGAGTGCGCCGTAAACCTGTTCTGTGATTCGTGCCGCAATGGCCGCGGCGTCTTTCTTCTGCCAACCGGCGGCGGCGGAGGCGATTTCCGCGACCTGCGATTCGACGGCCTCCAGCTCCCGCCTCGATAGCTCGGCGTTTCCGAATCGCTGCGCAACGAGCGCTTGGGCCATTGACGCGACCGCCGGGTAAATCGCGCGCCGGGTGAATTCGGCCTCTCCACCACGGTTGATCGCACGCCCGACGGCATCCCGGAACAGCCGGCGGTAGGAGGCGATGATCTGATGGCCCCGTAACCCGGCGGCCGGGTTCCCCTCGTCGGAATTGGTGCCGGCGCCGCCGCCGGCCGCCGAGTTATCCTCTGCGCCGGGCAGTAGGGACGTGAGGGAAATGTATGCCCCTTGAACGATCCGAATGTGGCCGCCGTCGGCCTCGCCTATCGGATTCTGCCTGAGCGCCCGGAGCACATCGTCGGCATGATAGATGCCGCCGTTTCGAAGCGCCATCAGTCCGGCCGTCTGCGAGGCGAAGTCCCCGCGCGTCAGGTCCATGAAGTTGTGCTCACAGATAAACGGGCCACTGAGGAGCTTATAATTGATCTCCTGTTCCATGTTCACCGCGCGCGGCGAAAGACAGAAGCGGACGTAATCGAGCCCCTGGTGTTCGATGTTGTTGTTGGTGGCCCGCTGGAGATCCTGGAGAAGGTGCATGGGCACGCGGTAGAGGCAAGCTATTTCCTCTTTTTGAAACTTCCGCGTGGCGATGAACTGGGCATCCTCGGGGGGGATGCTGATCTGCTCCCACTTCATGCCCTCCTCGAGAATGACGGGCCGGAGGGCTGTTTCCCCGGTGGCCCATTCGCGCAGGGACTTTTTGAGGTTCTCGTAAGCCTCCGGCTCCAACGTCTGCGGGTGGCTCAGTACTCCTGTGGCTCGGGCTCCATTTCCGAAGAACTGCGCTCCGAACTTTTCGGCGGCCATGCTCAGTCCGAAGGCGTTCTTGCATAGCTGGATTGGAGAAAGTCCCACGATGCCATCGAGGGATAGACCCATGAAGTGCAACATGTTCTCGGGGTCGATCCGCGCAACCTGGCCGGTGTCCGTCTGCGTGGTGGCATAGGCAAACTCCCCGTTGATCTTCACCGGGGAGGTCCTGCCGGAATCGAGCGGCACGAGCGCGATCACGCGCGCGGCTTTATCACGCTTGATCCACGAATAGCCATTTCCGTAGGAGGAGACCGATGCGAGCATGGCCGCGCGCCAGACCTGGCTCGACATATTCGGGTTCGGGCGATCATGTAGGAGCGGGTAACAGCGATGCGTCGTCGCCAGCCGCATGCTGTCATCGGGCATCTGCTGGAAGATGTCGAGAGAGATGCGCGAGAGGTCTTCGCTGATAATCTTGATGCAGCCATATGCCGTGGTGAGCCGCAGCGCCTGCTTCTCGTTGACCATCATGCCGGCGTCGGAACGGCCAATCCCGAGCGATTCAAAAAGCGCGCTCATGGGCAGCAGCGGCTGCGCCGGATCTTCGAGCGAGAACGCCTTGATGCCGAGGTTGTTACTCAGCCAACCCATTACTGTCTCCGATTCGCCGCCAACGCTTCACGCTTCGCTATGCGCTGGGAGCGCTCGATCAAGAGTGCGAACGAAAAGAACATCAGGCCGGCCAGAATCAGCGCCGCCGGCCAGTAGATCGCGGCCACGCCGGATTCGAACGTCAGGAAGCCGGCAAGAATCAGCACGTCCTGAAGGTCAAGCTTCTTCATAGAGTGAGTAACCCGCGGGTCGCATAAATCGAGTGCTTCTTGGGCGCCGCTGCCAGCGCCCGCGCCATGGCGGTCACGGTTGCGGAGATCCCGTCGATGCGTTTGGACGATTTGGATCGCTCTGGCTTGCTCGGCTGCACGTTATCCTTGTGATCACCCTGGAGCCGCAGACACCGCGCGTTCCAGTTGAAGACCGGGTTGTTGCCGTGCCGGATTCGCTGGTCGAGGTACAGCGCAAGCAGTTCCTTCGTGGGAGAACTCAGCATCTTGAAAGTCTGGGCGATGTCCACCACCGTGATTCCCTCTTCCTTCTCCAACTTCTCGGCGGTATTCTTGAAATTCCACGGGTCAAAAGGCATCTCCCGAAGCTGAAACATTCCGTTAGCCCGTTTGATTTTGTCCGTGATGGCATCGAGCTTCACAGAGTTGCCGGGCGTTGACGTTATGAAACCGCGCCTAACCCACTCCGAGTACGGGACCTTGTCGCGCCGCTCCCGCTCGGCAACCTTCTCTTCGGGCATCCAGTAGTACAGCAGCACGGACCATTGCTCGCACTTTCCAGGCGGGAACAGTAGCGCCAGGGCGGTCAGATCGACAGTCCAGGACGCATCCACTCCGGCCCAGCATGGCTCGCCGACCAAGCCCCAATCCCTGATGAGCAACTCGTCATCGTATGTGGGCCAGGTTCGAAGGTCTACGCCCCCACCGCACTGTTGCCATTTGACGATATCGATAACCGAATCCTCCTGCTGGCCCCAGTATCCGAGTTGGTAGCGCAGGTAGTCCGAACGGATGTACGGATCGTTCTCCGCCTTGCGGCAGAGGTCCGCGAGGTCTTTGTCGCGGACGTACCCTCCGTTGTCCTCATGGCTCGGGTTCGCTGCAATGCGCGATTCTTTCGACTTCCAGTAGTCCGGATCGGCTTCAATGCGTTTCGAATCGGCGGCCCAGATCCGCCCGTAGAAGCGGGGGTCCTGGAAGACCTTCTCTTTGATCTGGATCGCGTATTCGTGTCGGCGGTAACAGAGCGGCGATTCATCAGGATCCCCGGCGCTGGTGATGTCGATGATGAGCGGGTTTTTCCGCTTCATGACCTTACGCTCCAGAACCTCGTTAAGTTCGAGCGCGCGAAACGTTCGCCAGCGGTGAAGCTCATCCCGGACTACGAACGAAGGTGCCAGCCCGTCATGCGCGAAACCATCGGCAGAGATCGCCTTGTAGAAGCTCGTCGGATCGTCGCGCCGCACGATGGTCTTGGTTGATGGCGTGACCAGCATCCTGGATGACAGCCGCGGGTTGGCGCCGATCATCTGCGCCGCGGCGCGGAAAACAATCGAGGCTTGCTCTTTGGTGGTGGCCGCCGAGTAGACCTCCGTCCCGGTTCCTTGTGCCGTCCCCAGCAGGGCCACCACGAAGCCGGCGCAGATCGTCGTTTTCGAGCTTCCGTTTGGCATCTCTAAATACACGTCCCGGTAGACTCGGGTGCCGTCATCGTCCAGCGTCCCGAAAATGTCCCGTATGACTCCGCGCACCCACGGCATGAGCACGAACGGCTGGCCGGCGTAATCGCCCGTGAGCGTGAGCTCGCGCTCGAAGAACCGGGTGATCTTGCATGCCGCGCAGCGCAGGCGCCCATCGCTCAGAAGTTCGGCCCATTCCGTAGGCTCGTCGCAGAAGGAACAAAATCGCATTCATCTTTCTATGGCAGTTTCGGTGGTGGCGGAGGCTCTGGTAATCGTCGGAGCGGTGGCCATCCCGCTTTTGGGTTAGCTCGGTAGGCCGCCAGATTACGCAGTCTTCGCTGCTCCTCCCGGTACGGAACTACGGCAAAAACCCAGGTGATGAGCAATCCAGCGAAGACGAAAATCAGAAGTTCCGTCACACCTTACACCTTCAGCAGTTGCGGCCCGCGGGCAAACGTCGCCACTTCCTCGGGGTCAGGGTGTAGCTCGCGCTGCGCTCCGCTGATGTGGATACTGCTGCGCGCCGAAGCGGACAGGCCAAGTTCACGCCGGAGAACGTTTTCCCGGTGACGCAGGGTGTTCAGCATCCGGCCCGTCTTCGACATCTGGGCACTCGCGGCGGCGGCCCGGAGTTCCGCCTTGGTCAACTTTCCGCCCTTCGCCTTGGCCTCCGCTATCGCCTGGGCCACGGCCCGCCGCTCGTTATCCCGGTTGGCGCGCTGGAGCACGTCCTTATCCGCCCGCACCTCGCAATAGTCCGCGAGCACCGCTCCGTCCGCGATGGTGAGCAGGCCGGGGACCTGTAGCATGATCGCCACGGTGATGCCCCAGATCCTGCGCGCACCCCTGCTCAATCCCCGCGGCATGTCCGGTTCACCCTCCGCAAACTGCGGCTCGTGGTCATTCACCGCGCGCTTGCCCGGAAATCCCTGCGCCGCCTCTAACGCGGTTGGCTTTTTGGCTGGTCCACGAAGCCCCATTGTTTTCAACTATTTTGTAACTTGCGGAAATTCGCGTGATGC